AAAAAGTTGGGCTTAATGGCAACTTGAAATATGGAACTAAGCATAACGAATATATCTGTTATGAATGTGGAAATATTATGGATAGAGATGAAAACGCAGTGTTGAATTTATTAGCACTGATATAAAAAAGATGGGGTGGGTTACACCCTTAGGCTATCAGAGTTAGTCAATGTCATTACCCTCTTGTTAGGATATGAGAATACTAATGTTGACGGTAGTAAATAAAATTAAGAAAGGAAAAATATAATTCTTTCTCAAATGTATTCACGTAATGAGTTGAATATATTTGTTCACATTTTATATAACGGTTTTTGAATTTGGTTAATTTTAAAAGTTTAAAAAATGATCCTAATAATAGAACCATAAGAGCTATTGTTGATTCACCTTATGGCCAAATTAAGGTCTTTGAACCAACCTCTGAAGATGTTGAAGAAATTATTAATTTGCAAGATATTATTTCAGCATTTAATGAAGATAGTAATAAAGACGAAATTAGAGAAGATTTGGAAGAAGTTCTTGATATTTCGGCGGTTACAGTTGTTAAGGATCTATTCCCTAGATTGACAGACATTGAAGTTGATTATATGTCTGATGAAGAAATACAAGATATTATTTCACACCCTAATTTAGCACTTACTCAAGTTAAGCTGATTATATCTGGAATAATCAGTGATATTTATAAAATGATGATTTTATCAATGGGAAATCGTCTAAAAGATATTGATTTGAGTGAAAGTTCATTAAAGGTTCAAGAAAAAGTTATGAACTCAACAATTGAACGTTTATCAGAAAGTGAAAAGGGTAAAGAAATCCTAGATACCATGAATGAATCCGCAAAAATTAATGAGGCTATTGAGTCTGGTGACCCAGAACTTCAAGAACAAGTTGCGGAACAATCGTATATGAAGTTAATTAAGAAACAAGATAACGCAAGTGACCTTCAAGATCAAATCATGAAGGAACACGTTGGCGATAAATACGATAAATTAAAGGATTAAAGACAGGTACAGCGCAGATAGAGTTATAGTACAGCTCTATACTGTGCTGTTTATTTTTGGGTAAAAACATGGCTGAAGTTGAATTTAATTTAAATTTTACCTTTGAGAACGTTAAAGAGATTATATCAAAGGTTGAAAATGATGTTGCAGCTATAGTACTTAGTGAAGTACGAATGGCTGCTCAGGAGATTTTAACTGATATTCTGGCTAGACTATATCCACCAGGGTATTCGAGTATTTATTATTTCAGAACTGGAGAAATTGCCGACTGTGTTGATGTAAAAAACGTTGTTAAATCTGGAGAAACAGTTAGCTTTGAAGTGTATCTCAATTCTGATAAATTGTCTGCCTATGAAGTTGAAGGTGACATGTTGAATGTTCATATGGACATTTATGGAAATGATTTTAGAGAAGATTTGCCCTTTGTCCTTGATCAAGGGTCAAGTGGTAGTCCTATCTATAATCACCCTGGTAGACATTTTATGGATACAGCTAGTGGTGTAATGGATGATAGATTATCTAGGATTCTAGCTTCTGGATTACGTGCTAGAGGTTTCAAGGTTACAGGTGCATAACTAAAGGGTGATTTTTTGAAAAGAAAAGAAGAGTTAAAGTATCAAACTAAAGTTGGGCGAAAGGTTAGACGCTATGCAACGAAAGAACGCATGGCTAAAGTAAATCCTAAAAATATTAGAGAATATGACCGCTACCTAAAAAGTAGCAAAATCAAAAACTCTGATGTAAAGGATACAACGTACAAGGTGTATCAGTCTTACATGAACATTTTCATGTGCTTCATCGCTGAACAAGAAGATAATTTCTACTTGCTTGATGAAGAATTTTTGGAAGATAACATGCTAGATGTTATGGAAGATTATATCGAGTTTCTGCAAAATGATTGCGGAAATGGTAAGAAAGTAATTAATACTAAGTTAAGTGCTGTATCTAGCTTCTATATCTGGGCTGTGAAACGTGGTAAGTTAAAAGCTCATCCGTTTGATGGAAAGCTAGATAGGATTAAAAATGCACAGGAGGAAAAACGTATATCAGTTTACTTTCTAAACGATGACGAGATAAAGCAGATCACAGAAACCCTTGGTGAAGAAAAGACTTCATTGAGTAAGTACGATTGGCAAGACGAGGTTATGTGGAACATTGCATTTGACAGCGCTTGTCGTATCGGCGCATTGCATAACTTAAACGTTTCAAATATTGATTGGGAAAAACGTGTATTTACTGATGTTAGAGAAAAGCGTGGTAAGATTGTTGACATTCCATTTACAGAACATACAAAAGAAGTTATTGAACGTTATCTGAAATGGCGTGAAGAAAATGGAATCGATACTGACGCACTATTCTATGTCTGGAAACAGGGTAAATGGGACAGAATGAGTACTCAATCAATGACTATTAGAATTAGAAAAATTGGTGAAATTATCGGTGTTGGTGACTTTAGACCACACTGTATTCGTAAAACCCGCTTGAACCAAGTGGGTAAAAATAATATCCAGCTGGCTAAAGAGTTGGCTCACCATGAATCTATGGACACAACTGCTAGATTCTATATGGAAAAGAAGAGTGAGTCTGAAACTTTAGCTGAAATTAACAAGATTATGTAGCTAATCTGTCGGTGGGTTACAACGCAAATAAACCAACGGACGGTGTAAATAATGGCGAATGATCTATCTATCAAGGTAAAAGTTGATTTAGATAGTGGCGATATAAAGAATATACGCACTAGATTTAAAGAAGCTTTTGGCAAAGAGGGCTTGAAAATTAAACCTGAAATAGATGTTTCAGGTATGGACAAGGCGCTTAAAGAAGTTGGCAAATTCAAGCGTGAATTAAATAATATTCAAAGGAATAACAAACCGATAAAGCTGGATGTACAGGTGGATACATCACAAGTTTCAAATGGTGTAAGTAGGGCATCAACTAAGTTAAGAAAAGAATTCGATGATCTTGGTAAGAAAACTGGGATTATTGGTGAACAAGCAAAGAAATTAAAAGCAGACTTCAAAGAACTAGAAAAAGTTAATATTAAGCTTATTAAATCAGACGATGAGAGAAAGATAAAAGGCTTAAAAACAAGAATGGATGAATTAAATGTGTCCATTACGAAAACTAAAACAGAATTGGCATCGATTAAAGTCCCAGAAAGCAATGCTAAAAGTTGGGCTGCTAATGTTGATAGTTATGTTAATGAATTACGTCGTAGTATGGCAGAAAATATTAATCGTAAAGGTAGAACCGCTGCGGTAGATAATCAATATAAACGTCAAGTAGCAGATGAAAAGAATGCTGCTAGAGAACTTGAGGCGATTCATAGACAAAATACTCGAATCCAAAAAGAGGGTTACCAAGAAATTGGCAATTCTATGCGTGAAGAGTATCGTTTACAAAAAGAAATTTTGTCTGCCGGGGAAGCAGAAAGTCGGGTGCTTAATACACAATTAGAAAAAACAAGAGCTAGAACTTCTGCATTACGTGAGCAGTATCAACTTACTCAACAGCAAGAGAACAAATTAAGTCAGTTAGAAAGTAAACAAAGTGCACATTTAGCACAGAGCGCTGCTAGAAAGATAGATATAGAAAATAGTAAATTAGCTAAACCTAGACGTGGAATTAGTGCAACTATGGATGTCTATAATATGGCAAAAGATGGCAGCATGGCTGTAGCAGGGGCAATTTCAGCTTTGAGTGAGGTTGACTCTAAAATTGCTTCAGTAACTCGTGTTGCCAATGGTTCTAAAAAAGAAATGGATGATTTCTCAAAATCCATTTATGATAATGCTGCAAAAGTTGGTAAAACAGCTCCTGAATATGCTAGTGCCGTTGAAAAATGGGCGACAGCTGGATTTGATTTAAAAAAATCGGTTAAATTAGCCAAGGATTCATTGATTGGTAGTGTTGTTGGGGACGTTGATGTCGATGATATGGTTAATTATATGTCAATACCATTGAAGGCCTTTGAGAAAGAGGGGCTCAATTCAAAAGATATTATTAACTCGATGAACGAAGTTTCAAATAGAAATGCTATTGAAATGAATGATCTAGGAAGTGCTTATAGTAAAGCGTCAACACAAATCGCAAGTACAAAAACATCATTTTCAGAATTAACTGGTATGATTACTGGTGCACAAGAAGCTACTCGTGCTGGCGGTGATGTAATTGGACGTTCGATTAAAGCTATCAGTTTAAACTTCGCTAACATGGGGAATGATTTAACTGGTACTAATAAAAAACGTCATGAATGGTTTAGTAGTTTAGGCGTTGAGCTTACTGACAGTAAAGGTAAATTAAAATCCACTTATGATGTCATGGATCAATTAGCTGGTAAATGGAACAAGTTGAGTGAAAATGACAAAAATACTGCTGCTTATTACGCTGCTGGTAAAGAACATGCTGCTCAATTTGTGGGTATGATGCAACAATGGAAGACCGTTAAAAAAGCCGAAAAAGAAGCGAGAGACCAGGTTAATCTAACAGATAAAGAAAACGGATCTGCATTTAAAGAATTTGCTAAACAATCTGATACTATTGAATTTCATTTGAAACAGTTAAGTGATGCTTGGTTAAAATTATTGTCTGACTTAACAGGTGGCAGAGATGGTATTAACAAATTGGTTGATGGTGTGGCCAAGTTTGCTAATGTTCTAGACAAGTTAGTTGTTACTGTAAAAAACAATGACAACATTATGGGAGCTTTAAAGTTTACCGCTGCACTTGTGACAATTAATCTTTTAAAGAAAGCTATCGGTGGTGTCACTGGGGAACTAGTATCATTTGGGCAGGCATATAAAAATAATGTTTTAAATAATGTTAAAAACTTAAAGGAATCAATATCTGCTGTTAAAAGTGGTCAATCACTTAGCCAATATAGGAAAAATAAGGCAATGCAAGAAGAGTCAGAATTACCAGAAGCTGACATTACGTATGAGCGTGTTGCACCAAAACCAAGTAGTAGAAAAAGAAAAGGTGGTCAAAAAAAGCGCACCAGAAGAGTAATTACTACTAAAATTGAAACGGTTGGTGCAGCTAAGGCAGCTAAGGATATTGAAAATAATGAAAAAAAAGCCACGAAGTTTGCTAAATCACTTAACGGGATAAAAAAAGCTGGATCGGTTGCTATGGGCGCTGTTAGTATGTTATCAGCTGGACTAGGCGTTTTTGGCGTAATTCTTGATGTTGTTATGCTTGCTATGGCTGGATTGGAATTAGCTGGAGTTGACCCGTGGAAAGCAATAGAAAGAGCTATTAATCCTGCTAAAGCTGCGGCTGAAGATTATAAAAAGACCATAGATGGTGTAACAGATGCGACTAAAGCTCTGAAAAAAGAAAATGATGCTAATCCTATAACAAATAAGAAATTTATTAAGGATAAAGCAAAAACTGATAGCTTAGATGAACAACTAAAAAATGTGCAAAAACGCGGTGCTGAGACTGGTGATTATTCATTCAATACGGATGAATTCAAGAAATTCAAAAAAGAATTTAATCAGTTTGCTAAGGATAATAAACTTCCTCTACGAGTATCTATTAATAACTACGACTCTATTGTTGAACAAATGCAACGTTTAAAAACATTGATGCACGATGTTCAATATAAACAAATGAATGATTTAACTACTAAGTTAAATAAAACAGATAGCAGTTTGAGTAAGATAACTCTAAGTGATTCTAAAAACCTGAATGCCGCAGTTGGTCAGGTTGATGGATACAATAAAAAACTTAAAGAGCTAAAGAATACTAGAGAATCAGCATATGCTATGTATAATAGCGACCCACAAAAGCGTGATGCAATAAAATCCAATATAGATAAAGAAATCTCTGACTTAAAAGAAGAATATAAAAAAGGTTCAAAATTAACGGAGGTTTTAAACACCAAAGCAGGTAAACAATATAAAGAGGCTTGGAATGATGCTTTGTCAGCTGCAAAACAAACTATAGAAGGTATTAGGGAAACTATTGAACAAGGCGGATTGGGTGAAGGCCAGGAGTTATCATCTAATGTAAAAAGATTGGGTGATACCAAGAATGGCAAACAAAAAGTTCAATACGTTCAAGCGTCACAGGCTATGAACCTACAACAATATGCTCAACAGGAAAGAATTCTGTCCCGTATTCAAGAAAAGTTAAGTGCTGGACAAAAGTTATCCGATAAAGAGTTAGAAGTTTTAGGTAAACAGAATGCTCAATTAAAAGAAATTGACCAAAGCACCTGGGGAGTAGATCAAATACAACAGGCAACCCAAGCGGCAGATGAGTTAAAAAACAAGACAGTTGAAGGCAGACAAAAACAGGAAGAGTATATGAAGTCTATTCTTACTGGTGCTGGGGTCAATAAAGCTGAATTTGATAAATTGATTACCGCTTATGAATCTAGTGGCAGTGCATATATTAAAGCTATGAGTTCACTTGGAGAAGCTGGTGAAAAAGCGCTAGGTATCACTGCTGATTTTAAAGCTAGATATAAAGATGTCTTTGGCGAACTAGAGAAAGCACAAGAATATATCGATAGTATTCCCGATGAAAAGATTACTAAATATGCTCTAGTCGATGAGAATACTGGTTTAGTTAAAACTGAAGTAATAGATGCCATTAATGAAATCCCAGAAGAAAAACGTTCTCACATTGGTGTATTTTATGATAAGAATGGTAATGCTGATATAACAGCATTGCAAAAAACATTGAATAGCTTACCTGAAAATGTGACATCATACTTTAAAACCGATGGAGTATTTGATGTTATGAGCTTAGCTAATTCACTAAAGGATAATCTTAAAGATGTTCCGGCTGATGTCAGTATTGGTTTTTATGCTACAACCGAAGGCTTTGATAAAGGTGTCCAAAGTGTTCTGAAAGAAAAAGCTGAGACAGATGGAAAACAGGCCGTAGTTAAATTTCTTGCTGATAACAATGGTTTTGGTATGAGTATTGTTGAGATGACAGATTGGATTAATAATCTAAAAATTTCTGGTGAAAAAGGGGTCAATGTCCCTATCAATAAGGCTATGTTTGACCAGGATTTACAAGGTGTTCAATCATCATTGCAACAGTTGCAAGAACAAACTCAAAATGCAGATTTCTTTAATTCTCAATCAAACATTGATAGTGCTGAAAAAATGGTTACAGATGCGAAGGAAAAGCTAAAACAGATTGAGAAATATAAAACAAAATTACCTGCTCCCGACCAAGAAGAAATTCAGAAAAGCGTTGATAACTATAAGAATCAAATTGATACCATCAACAAGACCATAAAACAAAATGGTGGTAAAGGTAAAAAAGGTAGTAAAGGTGAAGATGGTGAAGACGGCCGTGATGGAGCTAAAGGCAATAGAGGCGAAGACGGCGAAAATGGTAACAACGGTGAAAATGGTGAGAATGGTAATAATGGCAAGGGGAATAGTAAGAAAAAAAGTAAGAGCAGTAAAAAGAAAAAAACTAAGAGTAAAAGTAAGAAAAAAGAGAGCAAAGATAGTAAAGAAAATAAGAATAATAAAAACGGCAAAAACGGCAAAAACGGCAAAAATGGTAAAAATGGTAAAGATGGCAAGAACGGCAAAGACGGCAAAGAAGGTAAAGACGGCAAGAACGGCAAAGACGGCAAGAATGGTAAAGACGGCAAGAATGGGAAAGACGGCAAGAATGGTAAAGACGGCAAGAACGGCAAAGACGGCAAGAACGGTAAAGACGGCAAGAATGGTAAAGACGGCAAGAACGGCAAAGACGGTAAGATAACCGTAAATAGTAGTGCTGTAGCTAATTTAAATAAGACACTCAATCTCATCAATAAAATAAAAAGTACCCCTATTAGTATTAAGGCAAAAAACAATACTGGTAGCGGTGTAGCAAGTGCCAAAAGAAGTGTTAGAAGTATTAAAGCTACTCCAATTAGTATTAAAGCACGGAATGATACTGGTAGCGGAGTGTCAAGCGCTAGAAGAAGTGTTAGAAATATTAAAGCAACACCGATAAGTATTAGAGCACGGAATAATACAAGTGGTGGGGTATCAAGTGCAAAGAAATCAGTGTCAAGCATTAGAAATCATCATGTAAAGATATATGCTGATGACAAGACCGCCGCTGGAGTAAGATCTGCACAGATTTCTCTTAACTCCTTGAAAGATAAAACTGTATCAATTACTGTAGAGAAAACGGAAAATATTACAACTCATCGGAAAAAAGGCAAGGGAAAATCAGTTATTATTGAACCCACAGATGTAACCAATCCTAATATGCTCCGTTCTATGTCAATTGTTGCAGATAATGAAGATTTATCTAAACGTGTTAAACAACAAGCTAAGGCTTTAGTAGTTAGAGATAAATCGGAATCTACAAACGATACTAGAGTTGACGAAGATTATTGGAGATACATGGGGAATGAGTTGTATACAGGTAATCCACTCGATAGCCAAATGAGTTCTCTTGAAAATTCCGTCACTAAGGCTGGCGATGATTTAAATAAATTGATTAGTTTATCAAGGCAACGTATTGACCTGGATAATAGACAGATTGCATATCAAAAAACTATGCAGGGCGCTTATCAAGATCAAATGAATGATTTATTGAATAAACTTCGTCAAAAAGGTTTTGCAACGAATGGTAATCAAATTACTAATTTAGGTCATGCGAGAGATTTCGTTGGTGATGATGCCTCAAAAGTTAATGAGCTATTGAGTTCATATCGTAGTGTTTATGAAAATCTAGCAAGTATTAACGATAAAATTGATAGTTTAAATACGGACATTTATAGTCAGCAACAAAATATCAAAGATAAAGAAACTGAGTTGGAATCCAAGAGAATTGAAGAACTACAAAGACAGCTTGAGTTGCTAACAACTGCTATTAGTAATAATAAATCAATTCTTGATAGAAAATCAGAGTCTTTAAGTAGTAATGATTACTATTTGAGATTGAATGTTGATGCTGAGCAGATTAATGCTAGTTCAGATGCCATTAATCAGTTGGTTAGTCAATTTAATAAGTTGAGTGTTATGACGTTTAGCACTCCTGAGCAGGCTAAAAAGATACAAGAAAGCCTAAGTAGTATTAAAACTTCAATACTGGAAAATGCCGATGCGGTAATCAAACTTCGTACTGAAATGAAGGACGCAGAAATTGCAGCTATCACTAGCGACCTAGAAACGTTTACCAATAATCTGAATACCGATATTGATAGACTAAAGAATAATATCACTAATATTCAAGATGGTTTACTAAGCGGGACGAGTTTTGGAGACTTATTGAGTAGTGAATTTGATGTAAGCGATTTTAGTAGAAAATCTGTTTACGAACAACAAATCCAAGATAGATTATCTTTAGAAAGACAGTTAGATGATGCGCTAGACGCCTTTGCTAAGCGTAATGTTGATAGAACTGCCCAAGTTGCTAATCAGCAATTACAAATTGAACAAAGTAAATATAGCGAATTAATAAGGTTGACTAAAGAATACTCTAATGGATATGTTGCACCGATAAACGCTATTTCTACTGTTTATCCAAGTAATGAGGATGGGGCTGGTAGACAACAAGCCTTAAACATTGCTGGTTCTAAAGGCGAAGGGTATATGAAGGCTTCTGTTGAATATAGTAGAGAAATGGCAGAGTTAAAGGAACGGTATCAACAAGCTCTAGATAAAGCTGTAAATTCTCAAGACAAGGAACGCATTAATAGTAAATATATTGTTGAGCAAATGGATTTGCAACGTAAAATCTATGAGTCTATGATCGCTGCCGATAAAGAAAGTATTGAGACTCTTACTAACAAATATCGCAACGAGAATTTATCTAGTGACCAACTTGCTAAGATAAATGAAAGCATTGCTAACTATAAATCAAATATCATGAGTGCTCAAAACAGCATCAAAGAGGCTGTTAAGGCGAGATTTGATTATGAAAACAAGATGATTACTGAACAGATGGATAAGTATAAGTCACTGACTGATACATTAACAAATCTTGTAAGTATCAGTAAAGCATTGAACTTAAATAGTGATGTTAAAGGTAGGTTACTGGATCAACAATACGCTAGCTCGTATCGAGAATATAACAATTATCTAGGTGTTGTATCCACGCTAAGAAATCAGCAAAGCCAATATGACAAGGGTTCATATGAATGGAATTTGTTAGATAAGCAAATTGATACATTTGAAAAGAGTATCAGTTCATCAGTAAACTCATTGCTAGATATTACTAAGGCGCAATTTGAGAATAGATTAGCGGGTGTTCAAGAAGAGATTGAGAAGTCAGTCAATAGCGGTATGACAAGTTCTGAAGCTAAATTTCAAGATGATACTTGGTATACAGGTGTTCAAAAGGAATTGCAATTAGAGACAATGCGCCAAAAGACTATCAATCTTGAAAATGATGTAATTAAACGCCGTTTAGAAGCGTTAGATGCGCAAAAAGAAATGTCCAAAGCTGAAGCTGATTATGTAAGTAAACAAATCGACTTAGCTGTAGCCGAACAAAAATTAAACAACGTGATGGGTCAAAAGAATGTCCAGATTCTTGAAAAAGGCTCTGACGGTAAGTTTAACTGGGACTACGTGGCTAAGAAAGAAGACGTTGACGCTGCTAAGGAAGCTGTGAATAAGGCTAGGGGTGAACTCGAAACTGCTAGAAAACAAGATCGTAATGATTATATTACGAAAGTTGAACAGGTAATTAGTGGCGCTAAGGACGGGTCATTAAAACCAGAAGATGTCAAAAGTAGACTTCAACAACTTAATGATTCATACAAATTTATCCTTGAAGATATTCCCAACTTCAATGTAGATAATATTGAAAAAATCATTGAGGCATATGACGACTATGTAACCAAAAATAAAGCTGTAATCAAGGATTATGGTCAAGATAGTGAAATAGCCCCTATGACAGGTTACAAAGACATTGCGAAGGACTTTAATGATGAATTTAAGTTGGTAAGTAAAGAGCTCGGGGATATTTTCGGAAAAGAATTACGTGATGTTCTATACCAACAAAGCAATAACGCATTAAGAGATGATGTTAGAGGCGATTCTTTAACCATCGAAAACATGACACTTGAATTACCTAATATTCAAGACATAGATGATTTCCAACGTGCACTTAAAACACTGCCAGATGTCGCTAAGCAGCACGCACAAGGAAAATAAAATACGACCAGGAGTCTCCCTGGTCATACATATAATCAAAATGAAGGGAATAATATAATGACACAACCTATATTGAATTATATAGCAAATTTTGACGCAAATAATGAGCATACGTTGTCATTTGTCTATCTTGGCGCAGAAAGAACGTCAACTCACATGGTGTCAATCAGAGAGGATAAGCCTAATTCAAAACCAATATATGAAAAGACAATCATTAACTATGATAAAGAACATATATTGGAAGGGAAGACTTTAAAGAATGGGTATTCATATCTTGCTAAGGTAAGAGTTAAGATTGGCGAAGAATGGTCTGAATGGTCTCCAGAAATCAAGTTCATGTGCTTAGATACCCCAGTTATAGACTTTGACATGATTGATAAGAAAAACTTTATTTATACAAATGATGTTCAGTTCAATGCCGTTTATAGGCAAGCACAATCAGAGCCCGTTATTAGTTATCAATATACACTATATGACCAACAACATGTTGTTGTAAAAGGATACCCTACTAGAACTCCCAACCCACTATCGCCCAATATATTCACTGAACGAATAAGCGATTTAATTAAAGGAAAACTATATTATGTTGCTGTTAAAGTTATAACAAAACATGGGTTAGTACATGTTCATGAACAACAATTTACTCCTCAATATATTGTCCCAACAATTTCTGGGATATTGCAACCGAAACTTAATGAAAAAGATGCGCAGATTACCATTGAGGCTTTTTTAAAGCAAATGCTGGGAACTCCTGTTAAGCCGTTTATCCCTAACAGACCAACTGACAGTGATGATCATTATACTTATTGGCAAAATGACTACGTGGTAATTCCGAAAGATAATCCACTAATGTTCACTAAGCTTGGAATGGCAAAGGCATCAGATTTTGTGGTTAAGCTTTGGTGTATGGACGTCTCAAATGGTGTAATGCTTGACTGGTCTCCCGAATTAGGAAAAGGAACTCATATAAAGTTCATTAAGCATGATGATTACATTACTTGCGAAAAACAATTTGGGAAAATAAAGTCACGTACTCGCTCAAATATAGTAAAAGGACTAGGGTCAAAACCGTTTTATCTGTACATTTATGTGCATGAATATAGAATTGAAATGAGAATTGTCGAAGGATTACATTCGGATGACTAGGAGGACTGAAATATATGATTATTGGTGTAGATTATTTTGGATATGACTGGAATGGGACGTTCTACGATACTCCTATTCCAACAGCAGGAATTGATGAAGTTACAATGTATGAGGGGCTATATGATGAATTATTCGTTTCTCTCGACACAACTATTGATGAAACACCTAAGCGACCTGAACAGTGGCATATCAAGACGATTATGGATGCAAAATTCAATAATTCTCTCGAAGCAGGAACTATTACTGGTTCTGAGCATATTGTAAATAATATTCAGGTATTTAGACGTGAGTATCAAAGTGTGGATACGAATTGGAAATTGATTGCCCAATTCCCGTATGAACAAAAATATAATATGTATACGATAATTGATCGCTTTATTGAAAATGGGAAAACTTATGAATATGCTATAGTACCACTGGCTAAAGATATTATGGGTGATGTAACAATTAGTGAGCCAATATATTCGGAATTTACTGGAACATATATTTCTGATTTGGATTCAAATTATGAAATGAATTTAGATTTTAAATTTGGAGATATGACTCACAATAAGAACTCTTCTGTTGCAGTACCTTTAAACTCAGAGTTCCCAATCGTAACATTTGGTAATCAAAATTATCGCACGGGTAGCATTACGTTCCTACCATTAACAAAAGAACAAGAACTTGGTATGCGCACAAAAATCTCTCCAAAAGCGGAATTAGAAAATCGTAAACGCATTATTGATTTTCTAAATAATGGTAATGTAAAGGTTATCAGAAGAGATGATGGAGATGTGCTTGTGGTTGCTACAAATGATATCAAAGAAACAACTAAATCAGATTCTGTAGATGCTATCTCTAATGTAACATTTAATTTTACTGAAGTGGGTAATTTGGATTACGATACAATGGAAAAATCTGGTCTAATCGCTAGTGCGGGTAAATCTATTTATACATTTGATGAATTTGGTGAAGTTATTTGGAACAATGAACGAGTGAATGAAGAAGCAAGACGAGAATATCGTAATTCGTTTGCTGATTTTGAGAAGAAAGGTAGTGCCTAAATGTTCTCAAATGAAGCAAATAGATTAAGAACTCTACCTAATATTTATGATGGACGAACAGCTCCAAGCGATCGTGCTATACAAGTTCATAGACAACCAATTAGAAATATTCAAACAGTGATTCAAATACTAGATGATGACAATTCTATTATCGACACTATTGCAGGTAAAGCTACTAATGGTTCAATAAATATTTCAGCTGATTCCTTGACTAGGAGAACTGGTGCAATTAGTTTGATTGTCCATCCAGATTATATGCCAGATAAAAATACGATAGTTTGGTATGGAAAGAGATTTAGAATTTATCAAGGTATTGTTGATATGTCTATGCGACCACATGAATATGTAAACTTTTTACTTGGGACTTTTGTAGTAGATGAAGGTACACTTAGACGTGGTAATGGTGGCGATAATATTGAAATCCGGCTAAGTGATAAGATGACTAAATATGATACTGATACATTGGAGCATGAATTGAAGATTCCACGTGGGACTCCAGTTAGCCAAGCGATAAGAAGTGTTATGGAGCTAGTTGGCGAGACTGATTTCGGATATATTTCCGAAAGTTCTGAAAAAGAAATAGTCCCTTATGATTATACTAAACCTGTAGGTACTAATATTATCGATATTGTTAAGGAACTACGTGATATGTATATGGACTATATCTGTGGTTACAATTTATTAGGACAATTTGAGTATAAGAAGATTGAGGTACAAAAGAGCGACGATGTAAAACAGCCTATATGGCGCTTCGACACCACGGATAATGCAAGATCTGATTTAATGATTAGTTTTACTGAAACCTATTCTTTAAAAAATATAAAGAATAGGGTGGTAGTTTATGGGACTACTTCAAGTAAAACTGGATATACGCCACATGGGGAAGTCAGAATAACAGATGCAAGTAATAAATTTAATGTTGATGCAATTGGAACCAGAACGAAAATTGTTCAAAATAACAATTTAACTGATGATATGCAATGTGTCTCCCAAGCCAAGTATGAGATTTGGAAAACAGCTCACTTCCAAGAATCGGCGACTATAACCACAGTTCCCGTATGGTTCTTAAATGCTGATGATATAATTACTATCACCAATCCTGTAACGGGAGAGGTTGGAAGATATAGAATTGATACAATTTCAGCAGATTTATCAGTTAGTGGTACAATGTCGATCACAGCTCATAAGCTATATTTTGTTGAATTGGCCTATGGTAAGGCTGAAACGCCACTTGTAGATGCAATTAAGAATGGTATTAATAATTTAGGTTGGTTATCTCTAGGAGAACAAAGAATTAAAGATTGTTACGGTATTAGTGCTAGTGGAGATAACACTATGGTGGTTAGATTCATTGTAGAAAATGTTGGTGGAGAGCAGGCCGCGGTTACTGGTTATTTGACCACAAAAAAACAAACATTGGAAATAGATTTGAAAGATTTTGAAAAGTTAGATTTTTCTAGCGAAGATGGCGATGTTGGGCGTTCGCAAGGTGACTATGCAGATCGCGTTATGGGCCATGAAATGTTTCATGCTGTATGTAATGATTATTATGGAACGAGTAAAACAATTGACATGCCAATATGGTTTAAAGAAGGTTTTGCAGAACTTTTGCACGGTGGAAAACAAAGATATATTTCATTGACTGGTTTTATTGATAATAACGAGAAGAAACGGCATTTAGTTAATTTATCTAGACAAATATTAAACGGTGCGTGGAATAGTACGTCTGAAGATTATGTAGCTTCTTATTTGATTTCAGCAGCAGTTTATTATGTATTAGGGTCTAAAGAAGAATTACAAAGTGCTTTTCAACGTCTTAAAGGAGCAGAAAATATCAATCTTAATTTTTTGCATAAGATGTTACCACAATTCGGCAAGAATAACGATGAAGTTAAAAATATAGTTTTAAACAAACTTGAGAATATGGATTTATGGAATAGTTTAAACGATATGAGTGATTCAGATACGGGGTCAATAGGTGGTATTCATATGATTAATTTATATAATAAACCACTTGATTCATCAGATGTATTTAATAATAAGATGGCTCAAGTCCCATCTTTAGGGTTCAAATTGCAATTTGATGATTAATGAATCGGTCGTCGATTTTCCAAAAATAACATTGAAAGCGCATTAAATGTTAAAATAATAGATAGTTACTTGATTAGAAAGGTAGGCGAGAATGTGTCACGATCAGAATTTCCTAAAAAGATAGACACGTTCACTGAGTTGTTTGATTTACCCGCAGACAAAGTAAACGCTGCGATAGAATTAAACAAATTAAAACAGAAGGCGGTATTAGATAATAACGAACAAAATAGAATTAGTGCTTTGAGTGCTGAATTACAAGATTATCTAATTACGCCAGAAACAATGAACAAATTAACCGATGCACTTGTTGAGCTAGAAACCTTTTTCTTGCACGAAGTAGACGGTTATATCGAAGAAAAACAACGTGAGTGGGACACTTATGTTAAAGACTTTAATTTTGCTGGTGTATGGGACTCTAGTGGTAAGTATAAGCGACAAAATTTAGTAAGTCATAATGGTAATTTGTATCTTGTTTTAAAAGATGTGGTTGCTGATAAAAATCACAATCCAGATAATACTAAGGATATTTATTGGCAAGTTGCTTTTAAGGGCGATAAAGGCGATATTGGGCTGAATGCGTTTTATCGTGGTGTATGGGACGGTAGTAGAAACTATGAGATTGGTGATGCCGTATCTATCAGACTAGGTGAACCGTGGAATCCATTAGATATTGTTTATATTGCTAAAACTAATAATCAGGGGAAGAAACCAGATATAGCAACAGACGATTGGTTTCCATATAGCCAAATTTTAGTAGGTGATAAAAAGCCAGTTAATCTACACCCAGCAACGCACTTTTTAGAAATTGTAGGGTAGGTGATCTAAGTGTCTGTATCTGGTATACAAAACAATTTGATTGATGCAATTAAATCTATTGTTAACAGTGAACTGGATAACATCTCAGCGGCGCAATCGATGACAGGTATAGTTGCTGAAGAACCTGCGGGATATAAGTGTATCGTAAAGATTGCAGGAATAGAACGAGAGTGTACGTTACCAGAACATTTGCATGACTGGGTATCAAAAGACGATATAGTAATCGTGCAAGACTTATATGGTAACGGCGCAGAGTTAGTTGTTACTGGCTCAAGTGGGACTACTAGAGATCAAACTTTGGTAATATCTGATGAGGATAGGGATAAAGGGAGATTGGTTAGTGGTGTAACTAAGTTTGAAGACGAAGATGGCAATATGTTCGATCATGAATTGATTGTCAGATAATCTATTACTCTAGGAGGAATTTTGAAACGATGGAGATTTTTAAATGTCAGAAAATGTACAAAGAATAAAGTGGCATAATAATAGCAAGGTGCTTCACTTTGAAACAGATGATACTTCTGTTCAAATTTTAGACGAGAATAAAAACCTAATAGGTACATTGAATGAACTTGCGTTTCATGGCAAGCTTATTGAAAATGTTGATTATAGAAGCATAAAGCACACTGGTGTTTACAATGTAAAAAATCTCAAAGGTGTACCGTCAAATATCCCAGCTGATAAAAGAGCGATTTTATCAATCACTTCAGTGGGAAATAGTGAAAACCCAGATGTCATTTTCTATCGGATTATAGGGGCTAATGGGGTAATTACTGAAAATACGATTTCAGGAAATAACGAATCTGGCTGGGGAACTGGCGGGATTTCACTTCAAAACACAATTTCTAATATTAATAACTCAATTGGTCGTATCAACGAATTAAAAACGAATTCAAAGAATATTTCTCAGGCGGTTAATGAAGTCTTAGATAAAACAAATAACACAACTGATGAATTATGGCGCTTAAGTGATCGTTTTAATCGTCATAATCACGACAATCGTTATGTATTGAAAAGCGGTGATACTCTAGAAGGAAATGTAGTTATCAAAAATGGCAGTAGCTACAAGGTTATGAATGATGAAGGTAAGCAATATAATTTCTCACGACTAGATGGTAAAGATCATATGGTTCTGGGTGACCAATCGTATCAAATTTCTATACAATCGAAAGATGGTTTATTGGTTAATGGTCATAAAGTGTTTACTACAGAAAATTCTGGTGAAGGTTCTGGCATAAATGCTGATAAACTCGATGGTGTAGATAGTAAACAATTTGCTAGAAGAGATCAAATTAATGAAATGCATGGCGATTTGAACATGAAGGATGGCCGTCAAATTAGTTTATATACTAGGGATAAAGCTGAAAACGGCTCTGATGATGCCGTTATCAATTTTAGACGTGGATCAGACGGAAAGAGACTTACCTACATCAGAAATTATGATGGTGGTATGATTTTCGGGATTGGTGATCGTGAAATTTTAGGATTTTATGATTGGAGTATTTGGTCAAATAACGAAATTACTCTTAATGCTCCCAATAACAGCGAAAATAGATTGAAGTTTGCTTATAATGGCGGTAGTGCTGGATTCTATTATAGTAATACTGATAGACAGGAACTGGGGATTTACGACTGGGGTCGAGGTAAATGGGCTGCTACTTTTATTCGTGGAGGCAATCCGTCTTTTGAAACACCAGAAGCTCCACAATTCCAAGGACGCAAGCTATATCTTCAAAATGACCAACCTAGTGGGGATATTCCATACGGGTCAGTCTGGATCGGATTTTAGGGGGTATATAGTTTATGGGGCAAGGAATTAAACTTTGGGACGGACAACGTTGGGTTCAAAAAAATGATGCCGCCAGGATTTGGAATGGTAATTCATGGCAGAAAGCTAAAGTTAAACTTTGGACTGCTCAAGGAGAAGGATTTAGGACAGTTTCAGAAACTAGACATCAAAAGACCTGGGAGGCAACATGGACTCAAGGATATTGGGGGAATGGACAAGCTAAGCCAAATTATAGATTATCAGTTGCTAATAGAGTAATGCAAGGGCGTTATGGTGCTCCTTGGTCTACCGAATGGGAAGGCGGAATCCAAGGTGGCATGGTCGGTTTCGATGATAACGATATTCGTAACTCTTTAAGCGGCGCCACTATTGAAAAGGTAGAAATTTACTTGCATTCACAACACTGGTGGTATTATGCGGGCGGCACGGCTGTAATTGGTTTCCATAATGCTCGTGGTTGGCAAGGATGGTTTCAAGAGGCGAATTATAATATAGCCCAACAACGATACTATAATCGTGATGAGGGACATTGGATTACTGTTCCTAATTGGGTAGGGGATAATTTCCGTGATAATAAATTGGCAGGGTTTACAACTCATGTGAATTCAGCTGACGCTTGGTATTATGGATATTTTCATGGAACTAATGATGGTTGGAAAAAACCTAAATTAAGAATAACTTATAGAAAGTAGGTGAGAGAATGAACGATATTTCAACGGTAACGCAGGTTGTTCTCGCAGTGTCTGGTATAGTAGTGCCAATTATTACCGCTAAAATTGCAGTGATAATCAAGCAACACATTAAAGATATCAGCACACTGAAGGCCATTGAAGAATTTGCTAAATCAGCTGTAGTTTTAGCTGAAAAAGTAGGTGTTAAAGAACGACTAATGGGTGAGACTAAGAAAAGTTATGCAATCGTAGGCTTACAAAATATGTTGGTCAAAGCTGGTTTTAATGAAAAAAGGGCGTAAATCCCCCTACTTTAGTGGGGCGGATATAAGCCCTAATAATTAAAATTTTGAAGCTAATATCTAACTGTATTGATTCTGTACCTACTCACCAGATGATGCTATCTTAGACGCATAAGGAGGTGAGATAATATGAAAACAATTACAGAAATGAAATATCACTTTGGCTTACGAATTAGAATTTACCCAAGTAGTCAACAAAAACTTATCATTAAGTTGAATAGTGACGCTAGTAGATTTATTTATAATCAAATGGTGGCAATTGATAAAGAATTATATCAACTTAATCAAATAAAGTTACCACTTGATACTATTGAATCTCGTAAGAAAACGTTGAAGTTACGTAAGAATGCTAGACAATTATCTAACCATTACGTATTTCTCAATGATAAACGAGTAGATAGTCTTACTAAGTCAAATGCAATTCGTAATTACCAAAGTGCATGGAAAATGTACAATAAGGTTCACCAATCTGGTACGCCTAATTTCCATAAGAAAAGCTATACTTGGAAGTATCAGACTTCTTGCCAATATCCAGGTAAGAAACAAGCATTACTTACTAATGGAACAGTACGTTTTCTTGATAGTAAACACATTAGTGTGCCTAAGTTAGGTAAGTTACGTATCAGCGGTTCTCACAAGAGATTAAAAGCTTTATTCGCTCGTAACTCAGACCTTCGTATTGGTACAGTTACAATCAGTAAAGATAATTGTGATAAGTTCTATTTATCAATGCAATTAGCATCAGATGAACCATTTATTACTGTACCAGCTAAAACTAATAAGAAAGTTGGTATTGACCTTAATACTGATAACTTCTTAACAGATAGTGAAGGTAATGTAATCACTAATCCACGATATTATCGTACTATAAAGGGGAGGTTAGCTAAGGCGCAACGTAAACTTTCACGAAGAGCATTACGTGCTAAGAAAGAACACCGTTTTTTACATGAAAGTAAGAATTATCAAAAACAACGCTTGTTAGTAGCTAAGTTACAACGTAAAGTATCTTATCAACGTCAAAACTTCTTGCATGTTATCTCAACAGCATTAATCAAGAACCACGATTTAGTTGTTGCAGAAGAATTAAGAAGTAAAAATATGTTGAAAAATCATGCTTTAGCAATGTCAATTTCTGATGTCGGCTGGCGAACATTCTTACAAATGATGGAATATAAAGCCAGTTTATATGGACGTACATTTATAACAGTTGATCCTAAGAACACAACGCAAATGTGTTCTGATTGTGGCTTTATCATGGGTAAGAACGGCAGTAACAAGCTAACTTTAGCAGACCGTAAATGGACTTGCCCTAACTGCGGCAAGCGCCACATCAGAGATTGGAATGCAGCTAAAAATATCTTAGCTAAAGGATTAGCAAAA